ATGATTGAGCAAGGAACTAAAGTTATGAGTGCAATTCATAAAAGAATGCACTACGCACAAAAAGTTGAATTTAAATTATTAGCAAAAGTATTCCAACAATATTTACCACCAGAATATCCTTACAATGTTGTAGGTGGTAACAGAATGATTAAACAGCAAGACTTTGATGATCGTGTTGATATCATTCCTGTAAGTGATCCAAACATTTTTTCTATGTCTCAACGTATTCAGTTGGCACAAGCTCAATTACAATTAACAGGAGCTAATCCTCAAATTCATAATATTTATGAAGCTTATAGAAGAATGTATCAAGCACTTGGAGTTAATAATATTGATGCAGTATTACCACCTCCTCCTAAACCTGGACCTGTAGATCCAGCAAAAGAAAATTCAGAGGCATTAAAATCTAAACCATTAACTGCTTATCCAGAACAAAATCATGAAGCTCATATAAAAGCACATAGAGCGTTTATGTCATCAAGTTTAGTTAGACAAAGTTTAATTGCTATGGCTGCTTTACAATCTCATATTAGTGAGCATATTTCATTTATGGCAAGACAACAAGTTATGGAAAAGAACAAAGCAGAACTAGAACAATTACAACAACAATTAGGCGGTCAACAATTACCTCCTGAATTACAAAAAGAAATGCAAAATAGATTGGAAAGTGAAATTGCTGAAGTAGAATCTACTATAACAGAAGAAATTGTAGCAGAAGAACAAGAATTCTTAGGCACAACAAATGAAGATCCTCTAATTAACTTAAAACAACAAGAAATTGACATTAAAGAACAAGATGCACAGCGTAAAGCTATGTATGATATGGAAAAATTAGAGATAGATAGAGGTAAATTAGACCAAAAAACTGAAATAGATCAGAAAAAACTTGATCAAGACGCAGAAATTGCAGCTATGAGAGCAGGCGTTAATTTAAAACAATCAAAAATGAGGAAAAATTAATGTCATATTCTGAAAATGATGATAAATTAAGTCGAGGTATAAATGATTTTGCATCACATGTGGAGCAATACGCAAAAACAAGTGAAGATAAGTTAATTATGGCTGCAGCTATGTTATCAGTTGTTAAAGCTATCTATATAGATCATGCTTTAGATGGACAAATAGCAGAAACTGTTTTTGAAAAGCAACTTGAGGATGTTTTTCAAATTAATTTGGTAAAACCAACGTTACATTAAGGAAAATATTATGGGAAAAAAGAAAAAAAAGAAGTACATGGGTGGCGGCATGATGAAAATGGGCTACATGGGTGGTGGAATGCCTAAAATGAGCTACGGAGATGGTGGTGAGTTTAAAGTTAAACCAGGACCTTCAGTAGATGGTATGGATGTAGATACAAATGTTAAAAAACCAACTCAAACTATGCGTGGAGTAGGGGCAGCAACCAAAGGTATTAAGTTTTTTGGATAATTTGTGCGAACATTGTGGACATGCCTGTCATCATAGCAACGGAGGTAGTTGTTCTAGTTGTGATTGCAATAATTGTGAACATGAGCTAGAAAATACTGTTGAATTCGAAGCTGACTTCGATTTAACTATTCATTAACTAAGGAGGTTATATGAATTTAATAAAAGATCTATGGGACCATGTCAAAGAATGGTCGGAATGGAAAATGAAGGACTGGATAAAAGCTGCTATCGTAGCTATCATAGTTCTTTGGGTCATCAGTTGGATGACAGGTGGAGCAGCCTAGACAATGGTCTGGCAACTCTTAGCAAAACCTTTACTCGGCGTTGCTGCGGATACGGTCCGTGGCTTCGTCGAAACAAAAAAGGCAAAAGCAGAATTAAAAGTTACAGAAATTAAAGCTGCTACCAAACTTAAAGAAGATCAAATAGCCGGAAAAATAAAATGGGAAACATCAGCCGTAGATCAAATGAAAGGCTCGTGGAAAGACGAACTAATTTTAATTTGTTTACTCGCTCCA